CCTTCGGGATAACGAGCAGCAAGTTTGCTGATGTTACGATCCAGAACTTCTTCCAGAGAGATGTCCAGTGCCATACATGCCTGAGCGACATACCACATGACATCACCGAGTTCGATCTTCAGGTGATCAATGTTATCAGCGTTCCAGGGTTTGCCTTGGAAGGTGATCTTCTTAACGATCTCCATGAACTCACCACCTTCAGCAGCGATACCAACAGCAGCAGTCAGGAGACGGTGGATGTCACAACCACCAGCCTGCAGAGCAGCAACACGAGCAATAAACTGAGCACCATCTTTTGAAGGAGCACTGGTAACCTGATCGACAAACTCAATATAGTTACCATATTTTTTAGGTTGCTCCTTAGTAACTACAACCTGCATGTTTTGTATTGCTTCTTGCTGTTGTTGAACAGGGGTAGGTTGCTCAGTGGGAGTATTTGGATTATCAGACCAAGCAGATGCCTCGGGATCCCCAGGTTCAATCTCCCAGAACTCTTTGGCACGAGGACGACGAGGGGGTGTTGCTTGAGGGCGCTGAGGTTCAGGAAGACCATCAGCAATTGCAGAAGAGTAAGTAGGCATGATAATTATTCGAAGGTTGTTTGTTTAGGGTGATAGTTAAACAGAGTATCGAGTCTAAAGTGTTCCCAACTATAGGAGACCGTATCCATGTTTCTCTCTTCAAAATCAAGATCTTCTGGGGATACGAAATAGAAAGCAGAGAGCATCAATCTCTGACTATCGCGGAACCATTCTGGTTCAATGTATCCATTATGGACATGTGTAGTTGGGTACATTACCAGACTATTATACCCCATAGTGTGAGAAGTTTCAAGTTTGAAATCTTCATAGTCTTTCATTTGGAACCAAGAGTTTACCTGCAGGTCCAAATGTCTGTTGTAGAATTGTTCCAGAGCATTTTTATCTATACGATTAAAATCCAAAGAGTTTAATTTTCCCCGCCAAGACCAGAAACCAGTGGTGACTGGATCATTACTCTTAGAAAAATTTATGTTGGTAACAAAGCATGGAATTGGGTCGAATGAATCGTAGATGGGAACATCGATGTGGGGGTAGCAACAGAGTCCACCCGTGGTGTCCAATGTCATATCTCCACTAGTGCATTGACTGTACAAATCAAAGATGTCTAGTTTAGAAACACCGAACAGTTGTCTGATTCTCTCACTCAATGCTCCTACAATTTGTTTCTGAATAATATCAGGAAATGCATGAGTAAGTCCAGGGCGAATGATTTGAGTATTATCGATTTCTCTGGTCTCCCAGTAATCAAGATTCTCAAAAAATTCAGACACTAAGTCTGGATTCTTATAAACATCATTAGCCACAATTACAGGGACCTTGCCGCCAAGCAGCAAGTATTCAAACTCAAGGTTATTAACCTCAGAAATTTGATCCCAAATTTCGTCTGCTGATCTAATCAAATTTGAATCCCTCAAACTTATTTGACTTTACAAATTCTTCTGCAACAGTTTCGTTTCCACTATCATGCAAACTTCCACCTTCAGACTGATCACAATCATACAACCTCATCTTTGCCCTGTCAACTCCTAGGACAAATCTCTTATTCACATTAAGATCATTGTATCTGTTCTTCAACTGCTTCACCATAATTTGCCCGAGTCCTTCAAGATCTTCAGATGAAATAAGGGCAAACATAAGATCAGCAGTAGCAGGGAGCCCAAAGGACTCACTAGTATCAGTAATGTCAACATCACTGCTACTATAACCAGAGCGAGTGGTCTGGGTGGCAGATACGATAGGGACCTCTGCTTCGACAGCGAGCCCTCTAAGTTCTTCAGCAATTGCCTTGATATAGCTATATGAATTGACACCAATTGCTCCGCGATAGCGTGAGGAAGCACATATATTAAGGTAATCAATGAAAATGATATCAGGACGAAAAGATTTCTTAAGTGCCAAATCGTTGAGCAATGATTTAAAATGTCCACTATGGGCACTGGCTGTAGGATATTCTTTAATTATAAGTGATCCTTGTGTTTTTGCAGCGAGGTTAGATACTTTTGTCTCAAACATCTGACGAGGAAGTTCGACTAGATCTCTGATGTTAACATTAAGAAGATTAGCATCAATTCTTTCTGCAATTTTTTCTTCAGCCATTTCAAGCGTGATGTATAAGACATTCTTGCCCTGTAATAGCACCGAGCTTGCGACATGACACATAAACAAAGACTTACCAACGCCTGTGCCAGCCAGAGCAATGTTAAGTGTTTTATTAGGGAGACCGCCTTTCGTAATCTTGTTAAAGTAATCAAGGTCGAACGGGATCTTAGATTCCTGTTTATGATAGGATTCGTAGCGTTGCTCATAGTCTTCAAGATAATCATGTCCAATGTGATTATCAAATGAGACTGCAAGTGCATCCGACAGAATACCAGGGATTGCATCCCTAGTTTTCTTGGAATCTTTGCCGTCTGCAATTTGAATTGATTCCATGAGTGCCAAATAGATGGCACGATCACGACACCACTTTTCAGTAGCGTCAAGTAACCATTGAGAGTGAGTCTCGCTCTCTTTTAAGATGTCAACTACACGACCAATGTCTTTGTATTCTTGTTCAGTTAGATCGTCTCTATTCTGAACTTCAATGCCAAGGATTTCAGGAGTAAGAATCCTGTCATACTCTTGGGCAAATGTGGCAATCTCTTCGAAGATCACCCGCTCAGTACGCTCATCAAAATAATCAGGTTCTATGAAAGGTAGAACCTTCCTAAGAAACTCTTCATCATGTATCAGGTTCCTTAGGATTGTCAATTCAATCCTATCCAAAGTCATTCACCGTAACTAAACTCTTTGTTAGCAACCTCATCAAGTTGCTGCATTACTTCATCAGTAAAATACTTTTCGGGTTCTTTGTAGACCTGCTTAGCATAGACTTTTTTGCCGTCGATTTCATATCGACCTGCAACATTTTTCCAGAGACCGCCCAGTTCACCAAGTTCAAGAAGACCGTAATATCTATCAAGACCACGCTCATCATAATAAAGACGAATTTCCACATCTTTATTCTCCTTACTCAAACGAGACTTAGCAGTCTTAGCCTTGATAATATTGCCGACGATTTCTGTTCCATCTTTCTCTTTTTTCTTGCTGAGATAGATGATTGTAGACGCAGCATACTTGAGTCCGCTGCCTCCTCCCATTTCCTTTGTAGGGACATAAGAACCAATGACATCGTAGGTGTGATTAGTAACGATCATGGGTATATTAGCCTGTCCAAGCTTCAATGTCAACATACGGAAGGCACCTTTTACAAGTTGTGATTTAGTCATATCACGAACTTGCTTGTCATTCAAAGCATCGGTAATCTCTTTTTCTGTGGACAGCATGCCAAGAGAATCTAGAACAAACATGCAGGGTTTGCGATCTCCCTCAGGTTTCTTCAGATACATATCCACTGCCTTCAGTGCTTTACCACGGAAATCTTCAATGGTAACCACATTGACAACCACTACGCGGGATAGATCAATGCCCCTAGATTCAAGTAGGGACTTATTGATAGCTGCCTCAGTATCAAAATAGAGACAATAACCATCGGGATTGGAATCAAGAAAATTCTTAACAACGGCGAGACTGAAGAAAGTCTTTCCAGTGCTAGACTCTCCAGCAATAGCAGTAATCTTATTCCCAGATACACCACCAAATACACTACCTGAAACGAGTCCGTTAAAAATGTACGAACCCGTGTCAACATAAGTTTCGGAGTCATCGATGTCTGCTGCAAGTTGGGTGTATTCACCACCAACCTCCTTCACAATCTCTTTCAAAAAGTCCATTCAATTCCAGCGCAGTGTCTTCAGGTATTCTAGCACATTTTGGCGAACATCCATAAGTTCGTGATAGCACCGTTGCTCATGAGCACATGTCCTGAGCACAGGATCTGGTTCTAGAACACTTTCAATAAAAATATCTAATCCACGATTCCATTTATCTTGTTTGGATTCGTCATCAGAATACACATATTCTTCATTCATGAGAAAAACATCTCCAGGTTTACAGTCTTTTCTACATTCCAACCTATAGCATCAAGGATAATCTTTAGAGGTTCCAAGAATGCTTTATCAAATTGCAAGTCGTAATCAACATACTTGCCAATACCCAATTCTTTTGGGAAATCCTGAATGAAGGAGATGATGTTCTCGTGAATAATGTTCGGTTTTTTGAGGTAGCAGAACTTGATCTTTTCTCCATTCTGGATAAGCGAATACTTGTTGGTAAGTTTCGCTTTCTTTACATAGTGATTGTATAGTAAGGCACCCCGACAATGAATAGGAGTTCCCTTAATATAGATATCTGACGAAGATTTGTATTTTGTAACATCACTAACAGACCTCGGGAAAGAGATCTCTTCGGGCGACAGTTGCTTAAATTTCTTACGGCATGTATCTATATAGTCTATCATATCATCTTCAGATCCTGACATCATAATCTTGAAAGAATCCTTCAACATTTGACGACAGGGAGCAGGAGTTGAGGACTTTACTGCTTCAATACCCATCACCTTTAATTTAGGTTCAGTATATGCAACGCCCTCACTATTCCATACATTGAGAATGTAACGCTTCTTAGCGGTCCAAATACCACGGTCAGCAATATTCTCCCGCTTCATGCTCATTTTCTGTTCATATGCCGAAACATAATCCGCAAGTTCCTGATAACTGGATTCGATGAATGGTTCCAACTTTTCTTGGCAGATCTTGTCAAGTATCCCCACAACTGCTGCTTTATCACCAGACTTATTACCAAAAAATTTAGTAACAAGAGGTCCGAGATTAAGATAGATTGAGTCGGTATCGCTAGCGATGACATAATCATTACCCTCGGTTTGCAAAAGTTTATTTAGATATTCATTCATTTTGTCCTCGATCCAACGAATCGAGACCTGACCAGACAGAGTGATTGCTTCTGCGTTTGCTAGTTTGAAATACCTGAAGTATTGATTACCAATAGCACCATAAGCAGAGTTAAGAGAAATCTTTTTCGCCATTTGAATGTTGTTACATCTGGCGATCTCTTTTTTAAGTGCATCAGTAGGTGTCTTCTCATACTCCTGTTTGGCTTTGAGCATCCTCTTCTTGAAAATGACACGCTCGCCATACATTTTCTCCATCAGTTCGGGGAGAAATCCCTTCTTATTCTTACGGTACATGGCACCGTTAGCGCAGACAGCGTAGTCTTTATACATCTCAAAGTTAATCTCTTCCTTTAGGATCCTTTCAACAGATGCAGTGGGATGCCGTTCGTCGATGAGGGTTTCAGGGGAGATGTTGTACTGCATAATAAGATGAGGATACAGGGAATTAAGATCAAAGCTGACCACCCAATCATATACCCCAGGATTCGGTTCCTTAACATACGCCCCTGCATATTTTTCATCCTTATCCGTCTGCTCCTTAGGAGGAATAACAATGTTTTTCTTCTTCAGGTAGTTGTAGATGATGGTATCCCACATCCGCACCTGATAGAAGACATCATTATAGTTCACTTTGGCATCATATGCCATAGTCAAGGCGAGCTCGATCAACTTCATCTTATCCTCAAGACGGTCTACGAGCTCCACATCGATGATGTTGTACTCTACAAACTTCTGCCAACCGTTAGTATAGAACTCTTGGAAGGTATCAAACTCAGAGTGATCGAGTTTCTTCTGACCAAGTTCTACATTGGCGATGTGGTCCAGACGATACGATTCCTGGTTCGTATAAGTAAATTTCTTATACAAATCTAGGTAATCTAGTTGCGTAATGCCGCCAATATCATAGAAAACCTGCTTGCGACCCTTGATGAACACCTCTTTCTGGGATACTAAACCCCAGGGAGACAGTCTCTTAGCAAGTTTTTCTCCCAGAACACGATCAATACGCTTGGTAATAAACGGGATATCGAACAGTTGGATGTTCCAACCAGTCACGACATCGGGAGTATTTGCCATCCACCAGTTGATAAAATCATTCAGCAGATCACGCTCATTATTGAACTGAATGTAGCGAACATTATCCTGTTTGATCTTGAATGGACCTTGACCCCAGGTGGTGATCTCCTTTGTATTGTAATCTTGGATGGTAATGAGTAGGATTTCCTGGTCAGCAGACTCAACATCAGGAAATCCGTTCTCAGAACGGGTCTCAATATCAACAGTTACAAGACGAATCTTGCTGGTATCAAAATCAATCTGCTCCTGAGGATACTTATCAGAAATATACTGATAGATAAACCTCTCATTGCCATAGATCTTGAAGTTCTCGACCTCACTATACTTCTTCAAAAACTCCCGACAGTCTGACACAAACCCAGGTTTAATGGGTTCAACATAATCACCATCGAGAGTCTTGTAGAAGGTCTCTTTCTTAGCAGGAACGAATAATGTAGGTTTGTATTTCTCTCTAAACTGAATGTACTCACCATTTTCATAACCACGAACGAGGAACTGGTCCCCAATCATTTGTACATTAGTATAGAATTTCATTCAGATAGCAGTTGATTGTATGCTTGAAGGATGAAAGGTTCAGGTGTAACAAGAGTAAGAATAGTATCACTACCAATTCTACACTTATCCTGAGAACTGAGATTCATAATGTTCCAGGGTTTGAGGCGATCCTTGTAGTCACCCTCAAAGTCTTCGTCCATCACAATGAACTCATACGGATTGGTAAGTTCACAATCTGGTTCACCAATGTCGGCACCATAAACTTCTTCTACTCCTGCGATGAGGCATTTGTAGTCGTCTTTGAGAACAATAACTTTAACTGATGGCATCGATCAACTCCCTATACATATTTTTAAGATCGGCAACTGGTTCAAAGATTGTTTGAACTGCATTTGGATTGACGATAAACATCGAATCAGATGTAAGTGGTTGCCAAGTAGCAAGAGAAACCTGAGAGGTGTTTGGAGCTTCCTCAGTCTCTTCCATAAGTGTCATCGTCGGTTGCAGAATAACACGATATGGACTGTTGAAAATGTATTGACGGGTCTTATCTTCAGGATCAATCATTTCTTTGATGTCAGCGATGATCTGATCACCGCCAATCACAGCGACTCTAACGGACATAGTACAGTTTTTAC